GGCGAGGGCGCCAGCGGCACCGCCAACGGCATCAGCGGCGCCAGGATCGCTGACCTGCAGGGCCGGGTGCTGCGTGCGCTGGGCCTCGAGGACGGCGCCTACGGGGGCTACGGCCAGGGCCAGCTGGTGAGGGGCTGATGGCATCGCCGTTTGCCGGGTTCCAGGACATGCGCATCCGGCTGGTGCAGGCGCCAGCGGTGATGACCCTGCGCGATGGGCCCAGCGGTGGCGGACCACCGGAGGTGGTGGTGGTGGAGCTGTTCGCCAAGGGGCAGGGCAGCAGCGGTAGCGACCGGCCAAGCATCGAGATTGGCAGCGGCGCCATGGGCGGGTTCATCGTGCGGTGGGCGGCGCTGGAGCAGGGCCAGGACTGGCTGACCCATGCGGACCACCTGAGCTGGGACGACACGGGCCTGCGGCCTGCTGCGCTGCGCCCCGGGGCGACGTGCCAGGCGTACCTGGGCGACCTGACGATCCTGCCGTTGCGCGACGGGGGGCTGCTGGGGGAGCTGGAGATGGCGGAGCTGGGCCAGCCGTTCGGTGTGGGCGGCATCGGGAAGCTGATCCGTGAAGCGGCGGGGGACAAGTGGGCGGGGACGTTCAAGCTGTCGCGCTAACCCATGAGCATCCGCATCCAGGCCGGCTTCACCACCCCCACCACCACCGGCCAGGCCGAGGCAGCAGCGGTCGAGGCCACACGGATCGTGTTCAGCGAGCTGAACGGCCGGTTTCAGGATGCGATCGGTGCCAAGGTGTGGGACTGGCCCCGCAACCTGCCCACCAGGGGCCTGCCTGGCGCCACCCTGCGCGAGAAGCTGGCCGCCTACAACCGGGGCCAGGGCACGGCACCGGGCAGCCCGCGCAACATCGTGGACAGCGGCAGCCTGCGGCAGTCCAACCTGTTTCGCCTGCAGGGCTTCACCGGTGAGTTCAGCTGGTCCGCCAAGTACGCCGGGTATGTGCACGAGGGCGCCCGGATCCATCCCTTGGGTGACCGCTCCCGCCGCGTCTACCTGCCCGGCAGGCCATGGACATCAGCGGTGCTGGGCAGCGAGCTGATCAGTGGCGTGCCGGTCCACCCCACCGCCGACCGGTTGCGGGATGTGTGGCTGGCTCTGATCCGCAACCGCTAAGCCGGGGCGGAAACCTCCAGCGCACCACCACCGCTGCACCCATGGCCAAGCCGCTGCCGTTCAAGGTCCAACCCAAGGCCGATACGGTCGAGATCGGGGATGAGGCCATCGGTGTGCTGGTGTTCCCTCGCTACGGCTACCTGCTGACCGGTGAGCGGAGCGCCATCGACGAGGGGGACTACCAGGGGGCGATGCAGGAGCACCTGGGCAGCCTGCAGGCCGCCCTGCGGGAGCAGGGCACAGCGGAGGACGAGGTGGACCAGACGGCGGTGCGGCTGCTGGCCCCCGGCATCGGCATCCCCGTGGTGCCGACCGAGGGCGAGCGGGTGCTGCGCTCACTGCTGATCCGCCAGATCACCGCAGCTGAGCGCGACCTGGCCGGGCGGTTCCGGCGGCAGGTCACCCGCACCGTGACCGCCCTGATCCGGTTTCGACTGGAGGGCTGCGGCGACTGGGGTGACAGCGACAGCGAGGAGCTGGGCGAACCACTGCGGGGGGCGATCTTCGGGTTCGCGCAGCGCGAGGGCGGCACGGCGGACGACCGCGATCCGGCGGTGGTGCTGCAGGAGCTGGCCGACCGCCTGGGAAAGACGCCTGGCCCGAACCCGTCGACTGGGGAGGCCTCTACTGGCGATGCCGCAGCCTCTGGCCTGCTGCCCCCGAGTTCGGACCCGACCGCTTCGCCTGGCAGCCCGAGCACGTCGTCTACCAGGCCATCGAGGAAGGGGAGCGCCGACTGAGGGAGCAGCTGCAATGGGCCGAGCTGCCGGTGGCGCGGCAGACCATGTGGGTGGCGGACCTGCACCGCCTGCTGCTGGCAAAGGTCACCGGCGCTGAGCGGCTGGAGCCCAGCCAGCTGGAGCTGCGCGACTTCCTGTGCTTCGGTGAGCCGGGCGAGCAGGACCACGGCCCACCACCGGCTGCCGGTGCGGCGATGCTCGAGCTCAACCGCCTGGGCCTGCTGCCGGGCTTCACGCTGGTGTTCTGGCCCGCGCTGAGCGAAGCGGGCAAGGGGCAGCCGCCGCCGCAACTGCTGGCGCTGCTGGCCGATGACGCGGTGCTGCTGGCGCCACGGATGACCGGCGGGGGCTGGTCGGGCCTGCTGCTGGCGGAGGACACCGCAGCGGGGCAGGTGCGGGCGTTCAGCTCGGTGGACGGCGATCCGGCGGGTGAGCTGCTGGTGCCGCTGCCGTCGGATCCGGGGGCGGTGGTGTGGGCGGAGGAGGTGCTGCTGCTGCCGGTGATTCCCTGAGCAGCCGGCGTGCGCGGTTCAGCGCGATCTCAGCCTCCAGCACCGAGCGGAAGTAGCCCAGCGACCGGCGGCGGCCACCGGACTGCAGGCGGGCCTGGTACGGCCTGCGGGGGCTCTGGGGGGCGTAGCTGACGCCACGGGGTAACCACTGGGGGCCGGCCATGCACCAGCTTGCCGAAGTGGCTTAGGCGACCGGGCAACCCATGGGGTCACTCCCGGGCGATGCCCGGCATCGTCCATGGCACAGAACTGGAAACAGGCCTACGGCTACAAGTTCTGGATCAGCCCGATCCTCAAGGACTCGATCAACTTCGCCACCCTGCTGCCGACCGCAGGCCTGGGCACCGGCAAGTTCATCGACAACAGCACCCCGCTGGCCAACAACCTGGCGGTGATCAAGGCCGGCACCGGCGCCACCCTGGGCCTGGGCGTGGGCACGCTGAAGGTGATCACCAACGCGGCGCTGGCCACCAACGAGGTCACCCTGACCTTCGCGGCGGCCCATGGGTTCACCGTGGCGCAGCGGATCGTGGTGGCCAACCTGCCGGCCCCGTTCACCAGCCTCAACGGCACCTACACCGTGAAGGCGGTGACCACCAGCTCGCCGTTCACGCTGACCTACGACAAGACCGGCAGCAACATCGCCTCGGCGGCGGTCGCTGCCGGCGGTGTGCTGCCGGCCCTGGTGCTTGACGGCACCGCCAGCCCGATCCGGCTGCTGGGCCTGAGCAACGCGGCGCCGGAGGAGGGCGAATCGGAGGAGACCGTCGACACCTACGACGACGAGCTCCAGGGCTTCGATGCCAGCCTGGCCACGAAGAAGACCTTCAGCTGGACCCTGGAGGGGGTGAGCGATCACAACGACACCGCCTACAAGCTGCTGCGCCTGTGCTCGAAGGAGTCGGTGCGCGAGGGCCTGATGGTCAAATACGCGCGTGTGGGCCCCACCGGCGTGAACGAGGTGACCTATGGCTTCGGGCGGTTCACCGGCTTCAGCGAAACCCCGCCGGCTGCTGGTGTGGTGCGCTGGAGCAGCACGCTCAAGGCCTACGGCCCCTATGAGCTGGAGTTCGCCTGATCGGCAAACTGAGCTGATCGCATGGGACCGGCCCCTTCGGGGGCCTTTTTCATGGCGTCGGCTCGATGCCGCAGCGCCTGATCGCATCGTCCATCCCGCCCAGCCTGGCGGCCCGTGCCTCCCAGGTGTCGCCGCCGTCCATGCCACGCAGGGCGTTGACGCAGGCTGGGTCCTTCACCCGGTTGCAGACCAGGCCGGCGAGGTCGAGGTCACTGCCTGGCTTGCCGGTGGCCCAGTAGAGCTGCCCATTGATCCAGCGGGCGCCGCAGCGCGGGCACGTTCGGCAGGACATGGCGGCGCTCGGCGGTTGCGGGAGCTTTCCGGGCGGAAACCTACGGCAGTGAGGCTGGCCCATGGCACTCCCGGCGACCGCTGGCGCCATCTACGACCTGCTGGTGTCCGACGCGGAGCTGCTGCGGTTGCTGGGTGTGTATCAGCTGCCGGATGGGCAGGCGCTGCCGGCGATTGCGGCCCTGAAGCGCAATGAGCGGCTGCCGGAGGGCACGGCGATCGGTGGGGTTGAGGTGGTGATCACCACGCCTCGGCTGTCGCCGGAGTGGCTGCTCGATGGCGGTTACC